AGAACTGTTTACAGGAAAAAGGAGACAATAATTATGGAAGAAAAAGATATTAGAATTTGTCCAGTATGTAATAAGGAAGTAGAAAGACATGATATGAATTTCACAAGAGACTGTCATGGAATCACTTTTAGATTAGTATGTAATGATTGTTGGGAGAAATTAATGGAAAAGGGATATGATGGTGAGTATTACAGTGAAGCAGATGAATGTATTGATGAAGATTATTAGGAGGTAGCGTAATATGACATACTACGAAACAAAAATAGGAAAGATAATCGAGGAAGAGTTCGATTCACGAATGGGAAATGCAGTTATTTCCTATATTATGGACAAAGGTATGAGTAACGTAAAAGAGATTACTGATGAGCAGATTAAGAAGCTCGAAGGTAACGGATTAATGACTTAAGATTTTGTTCAGTCATTAGTAAGGTGTGCAAGAAGGATATGTATTGAGTGTGAGTGGATTGAGTTGATTGAGTTCATTCGATTACATCTATGGTGTACTCCAACAGTACATGAAGTGTATTTATATAAGGAAGATTTTACTGATGAGTCGTTTTCAGAGCTGCTCGACAACCTCGATCTTGATGAAAGCGAAGTCGGTGAAGAGATTAAGTTGTTTGCAGTAGTTGACAAGGATTGCTTAAAGGAGTGATTGAATATGTTAAATCAGAATTGGTTTCAGGATAAAAGGTTTGTAATGTTTGAGGACTTTGCGGAAAGTCAGAGTTGCTTTGACACAGAGACTAAGAATATTTATGTTGTATCAGAAGAATATGGACAGAAGGGAAGTAATATTATTCAAGAAATTACACCTGAGTCATTTGAGTACACGCCTAACTATAATAGATATAAAAAGTTTATAGGAATTAAGGAAAAATATAGAGTAACTTATACTGCACAAGTCGATCAAACGATTGAAGCAACTTCTTTAGAAGAGGCAAAGAAAATAGCGAAGAATGGAACTGGTGAATATGAAAATCAAGCTTTTGAAAGTATTTATTTATCAGAAATCGCTTTTATAACAGATAAAGACGGAAACGAAGTATAAAGGAGAGTGATTCATATGATGACAAGAGAAAGATTTGCAGAGACAGGTTGGAAAATGACATATGAACAGTATCAGAAATGTGATTGTACAGAATGTGATAAGGCAGATTGTATTCACAGAAACGCATATAGAAGAGTACCTGAAATTGATGGTGGTCTTGGTTTATGTCCTAATTTGAAGGGAGAGTGATTGAAATGTTCAAATATATAATCAGTTATGATGGCGGTCAGTTAAGAGACAGTGGAGATTTTGAATGGGGATTATTTAATTCCTATGGTGAAGCAGAAGAAGAAGCCAATAACGCAAAAGAAGAATACATGAATGACTGGGACATTGAAGGTAGTGAATACAATCCTGATGATTTCTGTATTGAGATTGTGGAGGTGTAGATTATGAAGAGAACACCAAAAGTAATTAAGCAGCAAACGGAAGAATGGTTAGATGAACGGTGGATAATCGCAAATATGAAAGATGCAAGACCACAGGATATGAGTTATTACAATGGAGCTTTGAAAGCCCTTGAATTTGCAGGTTACGAATGGAAACGTGATGCAGATGGAAAACACACATTATTTAAGTAGATTGGAGTGATGGAAATGAAACTAGATTTAATTATGGTCGATGAATGCGGAGATGAAGTCAAAGTCGAAACATTCAATGTTGGAAATGAACTTGATGAAGATTATATGGAGCTATGGAAAGACAGAAAAATAGAAAAGGCAAGAGAAAACTATCCAGAAGCTCAACGGTTCTATTTTGAACGACCATATTCAGATATGAGTTATGGTGAATTGTTGACGTGTGGAGGTTTTTAGAAGCGAAGTAAATAGCAATTTCAAATGGAAAGGATGGTTGATTTATATGGCGAGATATAAAATGATAATTAATACAGATACATATAAATGCGGAAGATGTAGTAAAAAGAATTGGGAACCTGGAACTCGAAATGATTATATGATTGCAATAAACGGAATAACGAGAACTCTTTATAATATGAGAGAAGTAATGTGGCAACTTGAGTTATTCCATGGAAATTCATTTGTTAAGTCAGAATATAGTGATGATAACCCAGAGGAAAATTATGGACTATCTGATAGATATGTTAAATTCTTAAAGAAAAACACAATTAAATATCACGATAGACTGTGTGAACTAGATAGACAACAGTATTTATCGGGCTATGGATGGATGCAAGGATGTTTTGATGTTGGCGAAATAATGGAAAAATTAAAAAAAGAAGGAACTGTTAAAATTCCGTTTAGTTGGCTCTATGATATTAGGCAGTATAATAAAGCCATGGATGGTTGTTATATGGAAATAACGAAGATTGCGTAAGGAGTGATTTATATGTTAAAAGCAATAAATATTAAATGGGACACAGATGGAGACAAGGAAGTGTTAAATGCTCTTCCAACAGAAATGATTGTTCCTGATGAATTAGAGGAAATGTATAAGAAAGATAGAGAATTTGCACTTGAAGAGATTTCAGATTGGTTATCAGACGAGACGGGATTTTGTCATGATGGATTCGAAGTTGTAAAGGTGATTACAAAAGAGTCTGTTGAGAATGAGTTATACGATTTTTTCAATGACAAAATGGAAACTGGTGATGCATCTGAAATTGAAAGAGTTGGTCGTTATCCAGATATGTATGTCACAGGAGACAACGGAATTGTTATTGATTGTGTAGGTGGAAAACGGATTAGATTGATTATTCAGGTAGATTAAGGAGTGATGAGATATGTATAAGGAAGAAGCAAAGGAAATTTTAAAAGAATTCTTAGAAGATTGTGATAAAACGCAGAAAGAAAAAACAAAAACACCTTTAAGAAAGGCTTTTGATTTAGCTTATAGTGAATTATGTAAAAGCGATAATACTCTTTGTTTTACACAAGAAGAAATTGATAAAGTGTGTCAGGCTATTATTGATAGTCCAGTTGATACATCGAGAGAATTACAAGATAGAGTGTTGAGTATTTTACAAAATAATAGTTATTAAAATAGCACAGTAAACAAGAGTTTCTTTAGAAGAATGGAGGCAGACATGGAAAAAATTGATAATAATATTCAGTTAGCTTTCTTAGGTGGTATGAAAGCTGGATTAGAAGCATTAATTCATGGACTTGAAGTAGTAGCAGAGAATAATAATGGGCAAGTATCATTTGAGTTTGTTAAAATGGTTTCTGCTAGTACGATAGCTGATGTAGAATTAAAATTATCTAGTATAGAGAATGGGAAAGGTCTTATAGATGCTTTAAATAATAAAAGCAAATGAAAGATAATTTACAATGCTCAGGATTTGTTATAAAGGAGAGATGTATTATGGTAAGAATTAAAGATGGAAATTATATAGCAATATTCCACGATAGAATGATTGAAGTAAAAGCAGATTCAAAAAAAGATGCTTATAATAAAGCAAAAAGATATTTTGAATCAAGAGAACATAGAGAATTATTTGATGGCGAACTAAAAGTGTGTCAGATACCATCTATGATAGGTGTTCTGGATGAGTGAAATAAATAGAAAAATATTTATTGGAAAGTAAGGTGGCTACATGAATATTGTATTAGAAATGGAAAATTGGATTGTTAATGATGAGTATTTTATCACACAAGGACTAAACGGATATGAAGTGTATGATTGTGGCGATGATACAAAAGAAGCAAAAGACTTATATACGGGTACATTTGAAGAATGTTTGACTTGGATATGGAATAGTATCTAAGTCGAATGAAAGGATGATTTCTTGTTTTAGAAATGGAGGAAATAATTATGAGCCAAACAGTATTTGATGAGAATGATTTTATAAAACGAGTACCAAAAAAGATTTTGGAACGTACAAGAGAAAATATGGAAGTGTATCATATGGATTTAGCAGATTCATTTCAGGAAGCAACAAGGGAATTAGCAAAGAAAGGTACAACTTTGTGGAAAGCATGGTATTATGATGATTTTAGAGAATATGTACCATGTATTTACTGCCCAGAATATTTGGATTTATCAAAATATCCATTAAAATACAAAGGGAAATAATTCAATGAATCGGAAATTTCAAAAGGATGGTGATTAAATGATTCTATTATTAGGTAAAAATAATGCAGTTGAAAGATATGTAAAAGAGATACTGAACGTTGATATGGATAATAATATTGTTTATTATCCAGATGAAACAACACATTATACAGATTTGCCGAAATGGGTTGAATTAGCGAGAGAAGAGAACCCCTATGTGGTAATAACACAGAGACTTGACATGATTGATGCATTTCTTCATTCTGATTTGGAATTTAAAGTGATAACAGCTTTTGAAGTAAATGATAATATTAAAGGAAGAGTTCTCGAAAATAAAGAAAAAGCTATATACGTAAAAGAAATACTTGGATTAGAACTACGATGAAAAGCACTTCTAGTCTTTTTAATACGACACAACACATGATATAATTAAAGAAAAACGGAGGTAATTATTATGGCACAGTTAATTGGATGTTTGATTGCAGGATACTTATGTATTTATCTTCCTTGGAAAGCGAATCAAAAGGAAGAATCTCGTAAGAGAAAAGATATGTATGATAACCTTAATAAGAAGGCTGTTGATGAAATGGAAAAGTGGAGAAAATAGTAATATAAAATAGTAATATAAAATAAGAAAGGTGGTTGATGAATATGTTCGGGGGACTATTAGCATTCTTAGGAATTTATGCAGGAAGTGCTGCAAAGGCAGCTAAAGATAACTATGATATGAAGAAAATTACTCGTACAGTTGATGAAAAGGGGAACGTACATTATGCAGATAGATTGTGTAATGAATATATCAACGGAGAACGAGTAAAGAGAGTTGAAACAACTGATAGAAACGGAGTTAAGTTATATTCAACTGTTGGTGTGAATAGCAGTAAAGTGTATGACACTTCTTATGGGAGGGGCACACAGCAGTTATTCGAAATGAGTGAACATGATAAACAGGAAAATCTAAAATACGGAAAAAATGTATATAGTCAATACAATCCATATTTCGGAAAAACTGTTACAACTGAAATTAGTTCAGGCAGAACAATTACCTGTTTGTTTAGCGGTAAAAATAGTAAGACTGGTAAAGAGTTCTATAGAGTATGGTATTTCCGTCCAGAATGTCAAGGAAAGCTTGATTACAATACTACTGTTGATGGCGATATGGGAATTGAAATTACAAAAGAAGAATTTAATAAGTTGAATTTTGGAGCTTTGACATGCACATGTATGCCAAGTGATTATGATGTAGTCCATGCATTATGGGGGGATAGGTAATGAATAAACAGAGAAGAGAAAAGATAAGGCAACTCAAAACTCAAATTGATTTGATTAAAACCGATTTAAAACAAGTTTCAAGTGAGTTATCTTCTA